CCTGGGGCTGCGTTCGTATGCGTAAGAATCGTGCTATAATTCGTTCCGTCAAGTGAGCCTTCAAGCACGACTGTCCAGCTAGTAACCGCACCAGTCGCCTTAACTTGCAAAGAGAAGTGTTTGTATGCAGTACCAGCTCCCAAGTCTATTGCTGTTCCGCTTGCCGCTGCGGTAAAGGTGCTCGCATTTCCTTGGCATTCCTTTGTGACATGCATAGCACGACGAGGGCTCATGCGGATGTTGCCGAAGCTGTTTTCTGTGATTGCGGTAGGGCTTGCATCGTCTAATTGTGCTAGGATTCCCGCTGCGGTAATGCCAGTACCCACGGAGTTAGTCGCATTAACTACGCTCCTACGTCTATCCCAAGTGGTGCCATTGAATGTAGAGAGAAGCGCCTGAACCTTAGATAAGCTTGGGTTTGCCGTCGCGTCTGCTAGTGTCGCTGGCACTGGAAGCTCGGATAACGACAGCTCGCCAGAGGCGTTTGAGAGAATTGGATATAATATTGCTGGCGCAGCTACGTTATCAACACCGCCTATGATGATCGGACTCCCCGATGCGGTGGGAACGTCGGGGTCGCCGATTACTTGCAACCGCGCATTATCGACCAAAACTTTAGACGTGAATCCTAGAGGAACCGCTTGGATGTTAATCTCACAGTGCTGATACGTTCCTGTACCCTGAGGGACTGCGCCGTTCCGGTACACGAAATACACATAACGGCCCCCACGAGGTATCAGCTTACCCACCAGCGGATTAGAATCTGCGTCAGACCAAATAACTGAGTAATTCGTAAACCCAGAGCCGTCTCCAGGGTCATTATTTGCTGTGCGCGTACCGTCATTTGACCAGATAGCGTATAAGACTCCAACCGCGCCGCCGCTAGTATTTTCGGTACAGTTTACCAAGATATTGCCAAGGCCGTCTAAGTCATAGTACGAACCGCGAGAACCGGACGGGGAGAATATCTGGTATGCGTTAGCGCCCAGAGCGCCGTCAATAGAATTGAAATCTGCTAATGTCCTAAACGCTATTGAGCTGTGCTGAATATCAAGACCGACTCTACTGTCGATACTATCGCTTACAGTATTAGCGACCGAGCCCCCAGAGGCTGCAAAGCGAAGAGAAACGCCAGTGCCGTATTCCGTACCAGCCCCAGAGTCTAAGTCATGCGCTTTGGCAAGCTTGGCGATATCTAGAGTGCCGCTAGTGTTTTCCGCCATCATCACAGCGCCGACTTTCGGAGCCGTTGGGATAGCGTCGCCGTCAGCTAAGAGTGTCGCGTCCGGTAATTCCGTATCAAGCGTAGTAATCGCGGTGCCGGTTCCGTCATCAAGCACAACGTGCTGAATATCAACCGGATGATTGTCTTCGGTTATAGTTGTGACCTTGGCCCAATAGTCCGGCGTGCCGTTGTTGTTTACTTTTCTACTTGTCATGGCATTAGCGGATTAATCATAGGCGATTCAGGCATTAATTGAGGGGTTTGGCTCTGTCCTGCATCTCCGATCTGTATCTCCGTAACGGTTCCGTCTGGTCTTGTAATCTTGCCTTTTCTCATTCCAGGAGTTGGCATTTCGATGGTAAAATTCATATTCGGCGCTGGCTGCGCTGGAAGTTGAATAATCTGCGGTGGCTGCGGCAAAGCCTCTGGGATCTGGCTTGAAACCTTATCCTCAAGAACTTTTCTATCTGCTTCAGCGGCCAGTCTAATTTCTTCCATTCTGGATTCTTGCGCCTGCATCATCTGTGCAAACCTATCGAGATCCAATCTCTGCTTCTCGATTACCATCATGAATTCTTGGATTCTCGCATCGGTTGCCGCTTGCTGCTCTTTTAGTCTCTGCTCGGCAACAGACACGGCTGCGTTTAGCTGCATCTCTTGGTCTTTTCTGTCCAGCTCCCTTTGAGCAAGGATCATATCCATCTGATTTTTGTTTGCTACGTTTTGTAGCTTCATCATCTCGTAATCAGGTGGCGGTGGCTCTTCCTTCGGTGGCGCGGCCATCTTAGCTTCAAGTGCCTGCATGACTTGCTTGATACCATCCTCGAAGTCTCTTCCTCCAGGCATACCATCCAGCGTGAGCAACAAAAGCTTTACGCCAATGCCAGCCATGCCAGGATCTTCTTTCATCATGGCCGACACGTTAGAAAGACCAGCGGTGATGGTTTGGCTCACGGCTTGTCTTTGCTGCTGTTTTAGCGTGTCATCAAAGAAGCTCATCGAATCGGTTTCAATCTCAAGTCTTAAGCTTCTCTGCTTATCGTTCTTGAGTGAGACTACAGCCGCACTAAAATTCCGCTGCATCTCAGGGGTCATGAACTCTTTACCGACGAATTCTGCAATTTCCTGTTCGGTATTCACCTCAAAGAACATATCCAACATGATGTTCACAGTATCAGAGGCAAGTTGCCAAATTTGGCGCTTCATGTACTTGAATCTATCGTGGGCGGCTCCGGTTCTAGCTTCAACACCCGTAGCAGTCTCGACCGGATCGCCTGCTCCCCGTAGAATATCTGGCACACCGAAGAACTCAAAAACGATATTCTTGAAATCTTCTCTAAGGCTATTTAGCTCTGTAATCGCAGTTACTAATTCCTGCACTGGAATATAGTAAATCAGGTTATTGATGCCGCCCTTCTCCAGCATCGCCTGAAGATTATCAACCGCGATGTACTGTGAATCCTCTAAGTCGCTCAGTGCCGCAATCAGCTCATCTTGACTAGCATCGACAAGACATCTGCGCCTAATGGCATCAATTAACCTAAATACCTTGGCGTAGCCTGAGTGGAGCTGCTTTAAAGTCGGCGCAAGTTGGCAATATACCGGAGTTGGGTACATGTGCTTGCTTGGCTTATTGTTGATGATAAAAGGCGGGACAGGATAAAACCCCTTTAGCTTATAGATATCCTCTCTGCTATCAAGAAGCTTTCCTGCGTACTGCTCAGAGTACCAGCGAACCTTCTTCTCGTCTTTGTCGTAGATCTCCCATCCCTCAAGGTACTTTCCAATAGGCTCGATGTCCTTGTCTTCGCCCTCAGGCTTTCCCTCCTTCCAGGTTACCGTAGAATTAATCTCACCTAGCGCGGGGAATCTCTCCTTCGCCTCATGCTCTGGGATACTAAATTTAATCGCAAACTCTGATATTTCGCTCCAAAGTTTAGCGTTTGGTGTGTGAAGCACTTCATCATAGCTTGCGATACTTGGGGTTATGCATTTTCTCTCTCTGGGTTGCTGCACTGTAACATAGGGGCCGGTGGCTCCCATTCTCACATCCTGCGCCGGATATTGCGCGCCCGTCATGGCATCAATGTAAATACTTGGGTCAGTGCTCAAAACTACTGGCACATCTACCGGAGTAAGGTCTACTTCCTTATTGATAATCACCTGAGTTGTAGCCTTGTCACCGTGTAAGAAATCCTGAACTGCTGCCATCATCACAGCATCAAATTCAGATTCCTTTATCATGCGCCTGCCAGCTCTCTCTGCAATCTCTGCGCTGCATAGCGATACTGGGTCTTTTATGTCAAATTCTCTCTTGGCTCTTACCTTCGGAGTCCTAGAATAGAGCGCGGGCTCCATCACCTTGCATGATGCCCAATAGATGGGGAAGCACTTGGTTACAGCCTGCGTAAAGGTATTCGGATCGTCTTCTTCGGTCTTGCCTTGGTTCTCGTACTCTTTCCAGGCTGCTAGGGTATCTTCCTTGTGCCGCTTCCCTGCCTTGGTCGCTGCCTTAATCCACTTGCACCAAAAATCGTAGCCGTCTCGCTCTGTCTTCTCTTCCGTCTCAAGCTTACCGCCCTCGACTTCCATATCTACAGGAATTTCCGCTTGTGCTTTGGTGTTATCTTCTTCCAAGGTTTACCCTGATGTTATTCTTTCGCTTTAAGCGCTGAAGTATGCCCTTTGGCGTATACTTAACAGATTCTAAATCTTCCGCAACAGGTTTTGCATCTTTGGGGAGCGCGTTAGTAGCTGCTGCATACCTTGTGCAGTCTACGGAGTGGCTCGCCTCTCCACTATCCGCGCATGCTTCCGGCTGATTCTTATCTCGCTCGATTGATGGAAGATACTCACGGGAATACTTACAGGACTCGGTGAAGTACATGAGTGGCCATCCGTCTTTGCCTTTCAATCTGTCCTTGATTTGGTTGCAGCCGAATACCCTATCGGTATTAGCCCGTGTCAGCGGGACGCCTGCCCGCCTGAAGGTGTCAGCGATTACCCACTTCTTATTATTCTTGGACTCGCCTCGGTTCTGGAAAGGTAGACTATCAGTCAGCGTCAGCTCTATATGCTCATTTGCCGGTGTCCGATCCAGGATGCCTTGCGCTTGCTCATCGTTTGACATCTCGCACCCCTTGGCAGGGTCGTCATCCTTGCAGATATTCCATTCCCTGTAGCAGATTAGGCTGCCGCGAGGGAACCACATAGCGCGGTTATCGTGCTCGAATTCTTGGCCGTCTGATACAGTCCACCATTGCACGAATGCCGGATCGCTTTGTCCCCAGTCGTACGTTCGATACTTGCGCCAGTGTTCAGGCGGTGAGAAGTCCGGCACCCTATGCCTTGAGTCGTCATAGCCTTTGAAAAAATCTCCTAACGGGCTATCCCAGTCGCCTGTGTCTAGTGCTTGGGCGAGTGCTGAATCGTTTAGTCCTGCTAGCCTTCCGAAATGCGCCTCAAGATCCACGCTTAGATTGTCGTTCGCTCGACTTGGGATGTACTGCCGTAAGAACCCGTGAACCTTCTCGATTGCAAAGGCTGGCCTGGCGTTTACGAAGTGACGGCGGAACCATGCCACACTAGAACCAATGGGATTAGCCGTGTACATGATTAAAGGTAGCTTGTCTCGATATTGCTCAGGTAATCCAGCCTTGAACTCCTTAGGCATACGAACCCAGGCGCGGAAAAACTCAATTAGCCTAGCCGGTATCTGGGTAGCCTCATCGATAACCAATACATGTTTCTCAATACCTTGCGCGCTAGTGAATTGGCGCTCATCTTGGCAATGCTGAAACTGGATAATAGAGCCGTTAGAGAAGTAGACACCGGACTCTGTTATCTTCACCTCTTTGATTTCAATTAGGTCTTTTAAGAGCACTCGAAACCCAGTTGGGCTATCAACGTGGTTTGATAAAATGTCGCTGAACTTTTTACGGATAAGCACACACTGCAAGTTGGGGATTTGCAGACAATAAGCAATCAGCATTACGCGCACCAGGTGAGACTTTCCACCTTCAGTCGCGCCGCCGAATAGTATCTCGGTTGCAGGGGATTCAAGCGCCTGTAGTTGCCGTGGCCAAAGCTTCAGATCTAGAACGATCTCTTTAGTCCTCGCCGCTTTCGCCATTGCTATCTATTAACGCCTGATTGTGCTGTGCGATTGCTATCTGTTGGGCTTGGTCGGATGCAGTTTTGAGCCCGATATTGACTGAGATTGTAACGCCACCAACGTGCTGAACCGTCTCAGCCGGTTTGCCGTGACATCTATCTAATAGTTGATTAGCCGCCTTGATTGCCGCGCCATCCTCGCCACTATCTACTATATCATATAGCCTTTGAATTATGCGCGGAACCCAGGGAGAGATAGCTCGCGGCAAATCTATAAACTCGCTCTTTTTCTTGCGCCCGCCTAATTTGTTGCCTTTTTGGAATGCCATAGGATTTAGGGCAATCTATACAGATCCATCGATATTTACACAAACAGAATTTACAAACTGAAAAAACATCGCTTGAAAGTTATTAGTTAACTGATTCGATAAACTAAGTAAACTAGAATTGAGATGTGTTTGAAGCCGAAGAATGTAGAGGGGAGTTTGAGGGGAGAGGGGGGGTAGTTGTCAAGCGAAAAGATCGAAAGTTTAGAAAGATTTTGTTCGATATCGAACAGATTATAGGCTAAGTAGCTGAAAGGATTAGTATATAAATGTCAATAAAATAGTGCTAAAGTTGTAGAATTATGTAAACGATATATTTACATGTGCATCATAATAGTGCATACTTTGATTGTAGCTGGGAGTTAAGCCCAGTGAATTTTGAGAGAAGACACAATGGAATTAAGAGACGTAATAACAGAGGCGCAAGCTAAAGACTTCATAGAAAAATACCACTTAAGCGGAACGCTTAGGGAAGATGCTCACAAGCTACTAGCGAGATCTAGAATCGCATTTAGCTATGACGAGGGCTTACTGTATAGCGTCAAAGTTGCCACTATTGAAAATCGGGACTGTGACCATGTGCCTATATACTGCGTGCAGCGTGACATAGATAAAGTTTTATATGTGGATTAGTGCTTAGCCATCCTACGGGGTGGCTTATGGACTAATTACAGTCCCACAATGAACAGGAACAATATGATAACAGTTAAACCAATTGATACGTTAAAGTGGGTAGGACTTGCGATTGCCAAGGATGAAAGCCGAATGAATTTAGCAGCAATCTACCGAGACGCAAAGGCTAATGTGGCTACTGATGGCCATAGGCTACACTGGGAGGATGCAATTGAGGTAGCTACTGGATTTTACCATGACGGAAGAGACGGATGCTTCCCTACATGGTCGCAAATCCTGCCAAAGTCGCCTTGCCGGATTCTAGAACTATGCCTAACTGCTAATGTGGACTTTCAAAGCACACTTGAAGCCATCATCGCGATGAATAAAAAGCTAACCAAAGAAAAACCAATGATAACCATCTTGACTCATGGAGATGTGATAACGATCAAGCTTATAGGCACGCCACTTAAGAGTCACGGCTTTGACCTAAAGATCGACAAAAACTATGGCAAGGAAACGGTTATGCGCGATTTTGAGGTATGCCTGGATGCCTGTTACTTGCTGGATGCTCTAAAGGGTATGGAGAGCGGGTTTAGCTTGTCGGCTACTTCGCAAGGGAGCCCAGGCGAACATCTAGGGCCGGTCTTAATTGAAAACATGTCCGGCAATAGGCACGCAATTATTATGCCGGTTAGGTCTGATAGGGTCTAATTGTTGCTAGTGTGCCCTACGGGGTGCACCTTGGAGCAATTACGCTTCACTAACAAGACAAGGGAACACAATGAAAACACAAGTAAAAGCAATAACAATTCACGGGAAAGAATGGTTTGATCGTATCAACGGCAACTCTTACCATTCGGTGAGGGTTTACGTTGACGGCATAGCCCATGCTCTAGAATTCGACTATGGCTACGGCTCTATGTATGAACAAAGAGCAGGCGAACTATTGAAAGAGCTAGGGGTGCTGCCATCGGCTACTTGCCTTTACTCTCAATGCGCCAAGCTTGGCATTAACTACAACTGCCACAAGGACACGAAACAATTGAAACGTGACGTTGTCGCATGGGGTAAACTTTAATTTAAGGGGGACACAATGGAAAACACAATGAAAAAACAGGTGAAAATAAACAATCACATCATTGAGAACATCAGTAGCAACTACGATCTAGATTGGGGCTTTGCCTGGATAGAGTTTGATCTAGATGGTGAAAGGGTATCGTTGCAAGCATGTTTAGAACGCGATGAAGAAAACGAAAATTACATACTATCAGTAGATTGGACAGATTGTGGATGGGATTGGGGCATCTCTGAAGACAACAACAAGCTAGTAGTTGAAAAACTAGGCAAAGAGGAAAGCTTTAATTTGCTGAAACAAAACTTAGATATTACCGAATAAAATACGGGGGACACAATGGAAAACACAAGCACACAAACAAAAGAGCGCATAACTAAACTAATCTTTGCTGCTAAAAGCATAGAGGAACTGAATCAGATCGTGGCTAGGCACATGAATTTAAGCTTGCCAGAGGCTATGTTTGAGCAATTAGCAGTAATCGCAGAGCGTAAACAATGGGAGTTATATGAGCACAATTAATCCTTATCACTTTGAAGATTGGATCAACGATGAAGAACGCGAGCGATACGAGATGATCATGCGCGCAATTCATAGAGGCGATGCGCTTGCATCTGAACTTGAATGGATTGATCAAATTAAAGAGGAGGCTTGGGAGAGGCACCAGGAAGAAAACTCAAGCTGGACTCCCTAAGCAAAAATCGTGCCAAAATCCTATAAGCCCCGCCGTGGGGCTTTTTTCGTTCTGGGCATGGGATAGGGTAGGCCAAGCATAGATATTCAAGCCATGGGGCTAGGGCTTTGTTTAATCGCTATCGGTGTTGGCTGCCGTAGCCTCGATTGCTTGGTTAGAGCCTAATTTGAGTTGTGCTGCTGCCAAAATTCCATCCAGTACCTTTTTGCTGCCAGGCAAAGAAACTACCTCCACGATTGCGGCTTTCGGGTGTAGTCCGGTTTTGACCAAGCGTAGCGCATCGGCTTGCTTGCGAGCAAAGCGGTTTTTAAATTCGCGCTCCCATGTGGCTTTAAAAATCCGGTTGGCGCGCTCCAGCTCTTCTAGGCTATCGTATTGCTCGGTTGGGTCTTGTACTACGGCGCGATTTGCAAACCGCACGGCATCACGAATGAGCAAGAGTTTTTTATTGTCTGCCTGCAAAAGCGCTTCTTCAGGGGTCATCATCAAAGATGGCGGCAAGGTCTTTGCTTCAAGCGCTTTCTGCACTTCTCCAGGGGTTGGAAAGAACTTTGAACTTTTGCAAGCGGCCATCATTGCATTTCGAAAATCAAACGGATCTGCGCTTCCAAAGTAGTTAAACCAGGAGTGGATCTCGGCCTGATCTACTCGCATAAAGCCAAATAAAAGCTTGGCTTCTCCTAAAATTTTAGCCATTTCAATTTGTTTCATGTTGCATTTTCTCCTTTAAAAGCTCGTCTTCAATAAAGCGATTCACAGTTTCAACAATTTGCTCGGCGTTTGATTGCCGTGCGCCATTCGCGCTGCCGTTGTAGGATGTTTTTAGGCGCTTGTCTTTGAGCCAGTTTCTCATAAAAAGATAATGATTATGCTCAGGCTTGCGGTAAGCTCGCGCATTTTTTGTTTGGGCGTTCTCAATCCAGATATCGGCCTCTTTCAATTCTTGAATTAATAACGGCGTTCCAAAATCGGTTATCAAAGTCTTGTGCTGGTCGGCTGTCATGCGGATCAGTTTTGAAATTTGTATCAGCTCTGGGGCCGGTGTCTCTCTCTTAAGATCTAATCTACTCTTATCTACTCTACTCTTATCTACTCTGCTTGGCTTTGCTTCCGTTTGCTTGGCTTTGCTTAGCAATTGCTTGGAACTAGTTGAAGCGCTTCCACCTTTTCGGCCCGCCTCTGACCGTTTTTCGCTTAAAGATTTTCGCTTTTCAAGCTCGCAAATTACACGATTCGAAGCAAAACTATTTTGCTTAACAATGAAAAGCCTTGCTTCAATTTGCTTAGCAATTGCTTGGCGAACCTCTTCGGAAGTCCATCCCAAGGCATCGGCGGCAACACCTAAAAAGATCTCGTCTTGCTCAATCCAACCATCTTTTGATTTGTATAGCTCCGATACTAAGTAAAGGTAGCAACCTATAGCGGATGCTTTATCGGCCTGGTTCCGCAAATAGAACCTAAAATTGATGTCGCTTAAAAAGTCTACATCCCACTTAAACCAATTCTCTGTTTTCATACCTATTTCCCTTGGTTTTTTAGCCATTCGAGTACAATTAAAAGCTCATAACGTACGAATCGCCGATATTTTATGCATGGCAATCCAAGCTTCTCCCACCTGATTATAGTCATTATTGAAACGTCTAGGGCTTTCGCTAAGGTTCTCCGATCGATCATTGTGGCCATACCTTTAATTAACATTAAATAACATCTAGGTCTAGGTTTATTTCCACTTGAATGGATTTTAACTTCTTGCTACGATCAGGGCGTTCAAAGCGCATGACGTTCATCACTTCATTGTTGTTTCTCAGCCCCCACCTATGGGGGCTTTTCTTTAGTCAACCGGATCAAGATAGCTGAGAACTAAGCTCCAGAATTCTTTTCGCTCCATCTTTATAGCGCGGCGCAAAAGCGGCCAAAGCTTTTCGTGGGGCATTCTGCCAATTTTCAGATAGTTATGCGCCCGTTGCCGCGACCATCCTAGCCGCCTATAAATATCGCTATACTTATGCGACTTATCCGCTGCCAGGTACTTCCTACAAAAGTATTGAAATAGGTTCTTCGGTTTTGCCATTTGACTTCCTTAAAAAATATTTTCTTTTCGCATCTTTTAGATGTTGACCGTCATCGAATCTTGCGGTACTCTCGCTATAGTAAAAGAATCGTTTACTCTTTGTCAAGGAAACTGTTACTTTTAACGGGTTTTTGAAAAAGGGCTAAAAATGGCACTAAAACAGGTAAATTGTACATCGTTTTTTGACGTTTGGGCTTTCATGTTTTTTGTGTGTTTAATCATGTATCTTTCGGGCTGTGTTGTTGCTGAAAAGCACGACACCAAAGGTTTGGATCGTTTTATAGAGGGGTTATAGATGAGTGAGACAATAAAGAATGAATCTTTCGCGCTTACCGCTTTTGTGTGGGTATCAAAGGTCAGCCTTGGGGCTGCCTTGGTGGTGCTGTCATCCTATTACATTATGCAAGGTGTTGAGGCTGCTAGGGCTTGGGGCGCAGATGCGAGCTCTAGGCTATTGGCTGCCGTTACTAGGGTTCAAGTCGTTCGGGAGTATGTAAAGCCCGAATCCTTGCCAGTTGCCGACCTAATACCGATTGTGGCGAGCGAGCAGAAATTGCCAGCCGTTGTGCTGCAAGCCATCGTAGAGCAAGAATCCGGCGGCGGCTCAAAGCTCTACAGGTTTGAACCTGATAAATATGCTCAACTAAAAACAAAGGTCAAGGACTCGGACTCTGAGATTAGGATGCTCGCATCTAGTCATGGCGTGGCTCAAGTGATGGGCTTTAATGCCTTGCCTCGCTGCGGTGTGCATTGGTCAAAGCTCTACGATACCAGGACAGGACTAGAGTGCGGCGCTAAAATACTACGCGAGAACATAGACAGGCACAAAGAGGAAAAGAGGCCAAGCACCAAGCTAAGGCTTGCGCTAAGGGACTATAACGGCACTGGCGATGCTGCTGATAACTACGCTACTGAAGTCATGGCGAAAATCGGGGAACTACTATTTGCAAGCTTGAAATAATTTTCTGTGCATTGTGTCTCACGCCGTGGCCCCGTTCGGCGTTAGGGTTGGTCTTAACGGGGCATTTTTTAAGAGAGGAACAAACAATGAAATTATTAGAAAACTATCGGGACAATATGGAGGCTTTCAAGGGGCTTCACAAAACGCATCTTGGAAGCTCAAGGGTCGCTGCTATCTGCGGTCTAAACAAGTTCTGCACTCCGCTTCAAGTATGGCTTGAGATGCGCGACTTGGTAGAGCTGCAATCAGAGAACGAGGCTATGTGGTTTGGCACGAAGCTTGAACCCGTAGTAGCTGAAGCATACGAGAAAAGGACAGGCAAGAAGCTTATCCGCAATAACGACATCTACGGTTCGGAGCACATGCCATGGGCAATGGCTACACCAGATTACTTTGACGCAGACGATAAGCTAATAGAAATCAAAACTCACGGCGCATGGGCTGAGAGGCTTTACGGCGAGCAAGATTTGCCAGATGCGGCACACACTCAAGTAATCTGGCAGATGGGTATTCTAGGATGTCAGGAATCAGAGGTGGTAGCACTAGTGGGAGGCCAGAAGCTTTACACGGTTCCGGTTTCTTTCAGCCAGCCGATGTTTGATCAGATTGTCGGCGTTGCTACTGCCTTTATGGAGATGGTCAAAAACGGAGTACCGCCAGAGGCGAGGGCCAGCGATAAGGGCTTAATTGACGAGCTGTATCAGCTAAGGAAAGACCAAAAGGAGCTCAATGCAGAACATGCGAGCCTCTGCGAAGACTGGATCAACCTTGGCAAAGAAAAGAGCTTGGCTAAGTCTGCGCTTGAAGCAATCGAAGAAAAGCAAAAGGCCGTAGAGAACCAGATCAGAATTGCTCTTGAGGGCGCTGAGGTAGGTCGCTGTGGTCGGTTCGAGGTCGCACAAAAGACAATATTTAGAAAAGAGTACACAGCGAAGGCATCTAGCTACACCAAATTTAGTTTAAAGGAGATTACAGAAAATGGCGAAGAATAACGACGAGCTAAGCTTAAAGATCCAAGAGCAGGGCGGTAAACCTACGCCGCTTGCGCTTGGGCATAGGATGAAAACTTGGTTCGAGAAGAATCAACCGCGCATAACTACGCTGATGGGCAATCGGTCGGACGCTGAAAGGCTCTACCTTACTTTTATGCACGTTGCATCGAAGAGTCCGCAGATAGTGCAGGCAGATCCGATCACAGTACAGGAAGCCTTGCTACAATGCGCCGAGCTTAAACTTTGGCCTGGGCCACTCAAGCAGGCGGCTATCGTCTGCTACTGGAACAAAAAGAAGAACTGCTACGATGCGCAAATGATGCCGCAGTATCAAGGCATCTTAGATTTGTGCTATCGAGCCGGGGCGATTGTTCCACCTACGGAAATTGAAATCGTGTACGCAAACGATCACTTTAAGTTCGTTAAGGGGCTTAATCCCGATTTGCAGTATACGCCATTCGAAGGGCCGGCAGAGCAGCGCGGAGAGAGGCGAGGGGCTTACACTATCTTAACAACGGCAAGGGGACACAAGATATTCAACTTCTACCCAATAGATAAGATTTGGCGCTACAGGAACCAGAGCCAGAGTTATCAGAGAGCAAAGGAGAAGAAAGATAAGGGCGAATGGTTCGCTGAGAGTTTTTGGCTGTCTGATAATCCCGACACGGTAGATTGGATGATTAAGAAAACTGCGCTTAAGCAAGAATTGAAGCTCATTCCAATGAGCGTTGATCTAGCTAGGGCGATTGAAAAAGATGATGCTATCGAGCAGGGCAAAGAAGAATCTAAGGGGATTTTTGATGTTGAAGCGATTGATGTCACTCCTGGGGCTGAAGCTGATAATTCTGGGGCTGAAAGTGATTCCAGCTCAAAGGCTTAATGAGGGGTTTCTTCACGATTTAATCGAAGCTTGCCTGATTCGAAAGTACGGAGAAGGCAAGCACTTTGTAGTAGAGGTTCACAAGAATGAGCATTGACAGCGCGGATCATCTTAAGCGCATAAAGCGCCACAGGGCCGCAGTAGTTGCTAAGGTAAATGATGTGGTTAGAAGAGTTAATATGTTGCATGGACACATTGAAGAGATTCGGGACGTTCTGAACATGGACGGGCGAAGAATTTCTTCAATTATAGAGCTTCTGTGTGAGTACGGAGGCACTAAGGTTTCCAGGCATTTTAAAAAGGAAAGAGGGCAGGATGAAGAAGGGAAAAAGTAAGATTACTATAAAAAGAAAGTTTCCAATAGACGAATGCGAGCAGATTAATCGTAGGATTGATGCGCTATGTATGCGAATAACCAAGTTGGAGGTGCAAACATCCTGTCAAGAGACTTTAATTGGCTTGGAGGGGGATCGCATCAGCATTCACACTACGGAAATTTACAAAGAGCTAGCCAAGCTGAAAAACAAAAAATGGTGGAGGTTCTGGGTATGAAATTCAACAACAGATTAGAAGCTACGAGGTGGATGTACAATAACGTTGGGAACTCCGTTGTAAACTTCGGCAACCTCAAGGTGCCGGATCGTGTATGGGTAGCGGGAAATGGGATGCTTGTCGGAGACGTAACCGCTTGGGAAAGAGACGACCTCACCAACATCCGCACCGCTGACCATAGAGAGCCATGGGTTAGCCCGCCCATAGATTACGACTATGTATTTACCGGAGACTATGCACCGGAAGATACACTGGGCGTCTATCAAGCGAGCAAGTATAGATTGGTTAGCGAGATTCAGTTGATGCGCTTAGGGCAAGAGATTAAGCGATTGATAGAGTGGGGCAAGAAATGAACCCCATCGAAGCAATCAAAGAATCAATCGCCAAGCATCTCGCAAAAGCTACTCTCGGCAACGATGTTGAAATCGGCGTCGCTGCTGCTGAGGCGCTGCACAGAAGCTCGTTCGGTTTGGGCTCGCGGTTGGAGAGGATACGAGCGTACAAGTTCGGAGAGGCGGCGATAAGAGAGTATGTGAAGCTTTTACAGGAGAAGATAGATGCAAAAGAAAAGTAAGAAAATCCCAAGCTCGATAGCGGAGTTGCGGCGAATCTTAAAGAAGACGGATGAGAAATACTTGTATGTGTTTGTGGGGACTAGCGGGCATCTTTGGTTTGATTGCGCTAACTACTACCCCAAGGCGGCCATCTGGGCGATGCCGCTAGCTGACATTGCAAAGCTCAAGGGGAGGAAAAGCAAATGACGAAAGACGAGAAGGCGGCGGACGAGTGGCTGGAGCAAAGAGAAGTTCTGATAGAACTTCCTTACAATAAGCGGACCGTAAGAACTGCTGTAATAAAAGAACAAAAGGACGCCTTCCTCGCTGGCTGTGCTCACAAGGAGAAGCAGTATCAGAGGCTCATGGAGTGGGCGAAAGTGACGCGAGAGTTTTTAGACGAGGTTATAGATCATAACTATTTTGGGATGAATGTATCTGATGTCACCCAAAGCTATGACGAGATTTTGAAGGAGGTGGGTGAGCCATGATAACAATCGAAAAGAACGTGCCAATGCCGGACGGCGATTCCATAGCTGAGGACATAATGGCCATGCAAATAAAGACGATGGAAGTCGGTGATTCGTTCGTGATTTGCGATACATACTCAAGGGCGTCTAGCATTCATGCTAAATTTAAAGCGGTCGGATACAAAGCTGCAATGCGCTCGGAGAGGACTGATAGCCATACTAGTCGCGGGTTGCGCGAGTTTAGAATGAGATTCTGGAGGGTTGGGTGATGGAAAGTAAGGAGTTGTTCCTAGAAGATGGCAAATCGGCGGGAATTTATTTTTGCTCTAAATGCCGCATCGTTGCAAAAGATAAGGCGCAAGCGGAAGAGTGCTGCAAGCCTTATCGATGTGATACTTGCGGAAAAGAGACATCAAGATACTGGACGAGGTGCGATAGCTGCCGAGACTCCGCACGCCTAAAGAACGCACAAGAGGTATT